ATCCGTTTGCTGTCGTCGGTCGCCGTCGTTTCGGTGGGCCAGACGCCCCGGACTTTGCAAAACCCGTAGACTTTCTTACCTGTACTCAGGGTTTTCGGGTCGTCGAAAAACATAAACGAAAGGTTTCCGTACAGTTGATTGACAATCGGCGGGTCGTCCATTTTCCGGACGACTTTGGGATAAGTGATGGTTTGTGATTTTTCGGCTTCTTTTCCTATTTTTCCAGTTAGAGGGGGGTAGCCTTCTATTAACCATTCGGGTTTCTTGGGAGCATCTTTGGATTCCATTTGTCTGTCTATTACTTCTTTTAACACACTGATTGTTTTTTTAGTTTTGGTGAGGGGGACTCCAGTGGACTGCTTTCACCGTTTCTGCTAAATCCTTAAGAACTTGCGTAAAAGTTTGGGGAAAGGTGGGGATCATAAGTAGAAATCCTAGGAAGACGATGACAATAAAGGGGGTGGAGATGAGCGCGAGCGGGAGGAACAGCACGCTTAGTAAGGTTGCCGCCAGCATGATCCCGTACACCACGCCGACGCCGACGAAGAAAACGCTTGCGGGATAAGAGATGGCGTTTATGTCATTCATTTTCTATTTTTTTAGTCGTAAAGTTATAAAAAAGAATCATTTTTTATTAAATTTTATAATATCTTATTTATAAAAACGATGTCGGAATCTGACGAACACAATCATACATGTCCGCTCTCCTCAGATCACCATTGTCCCGGATGTTGCTCGTGTGAATGCTGTTCACGACACAAAATTCGGCCCTACAAGACGCATAAGAGGTCAAGAATGCCTTCGCCACGCCGAAGGAGATACAGGTACAATGGCCCAGTACACACATGTACTGTCCCCGGATGCCACTACACGACCAGTTCAGCTACTGAGTTTGAAAATCACGCGGATGATCATGATGAGGTCAAAGTAGTGGAAGAGGAACGGTGGGCAGCCCACCCAAAGGAAAATTTTCAGCGCGGGGAGATCGTGAAAGTTAAGACAGATGATGATCCGAAGTGGTACAAAGCACAAGTGTGTGACTTCGCCTTCAGTGAGGATGGTAGTGGGGGGGTAGATGCTATTAAGGTGCTATTCTATGAGCCGACCGGAGACCCCCCACAGAGGGAGGAATCCGAATGGATTTACCGCTGGGAGTGGCCAGACATGATTCAGAAAATCTCGAGTCGTCCATGGTGCTCGCTAATGTAAAGTTTCCCTCTCTCTCTTTTGGGGGGGCATGTTTGGAAGATTTTGATCGTTGTTCGGGTGACAACATCTTGAACATCCAACTTGATTCTATGATTTCGCGATACAACTTTTGGGCCTCTTCGCTTGACCCAGATAAAGTCTAGCTGCTTTTATTCCCAAAATTGGTTCAAAATTATTTGACACTAGTACACAAAATTCCTACACCTTAATACTTTGTTGTAAATACAAAACTAAGTTTTGTATTTTATTTATAATTTTACAAAAGGTATCCAAATTTTAGGGGAATGAAAAGTGTTACCCTACGTTATTACTAATCAGACTCTTCGAGTCTCCACTCGGTGGTACGTGATTGGATGACGTAGTCATCTACATAGTTAGTGACTACTGCGTCACTCGTGACGCAGTCACTGCCCGGATTGTTTTCATAGCCCAAGGATTTAAACGGGTTTCCCCCAATAAATATTTCACGAGTGACTGCGTCAGACACTACGTGTCTCCGACTAAAATCGGTTCGTTACCCCTTACCATCAAAAGTTTTCCTATCTTTTCCGCATCAATTTTTGTTTGTCTAATTAAATGGCAACTAGTGCCAATAAGAACCAAAAACATTCGAATATATTGTACGGAAGTCTCCTAGGACTTTTGGTTCTTCAATATGGAATTTCTAAAGACTCCAAATGGCTGGTTTACATCATTGCGTCGATATTAATTATTTCCATAGTCGGAAGAGCTTTTCGAATGGGTGTTATAAAGACAGGGGGGGGAACCCCGCGCCCTGTCTTTAAAAATAACTCGGACCGGTCGGAGAGTACCACTAACGGTATGCCCTCGTTGCATACGGCTGCAAGTTCTTTAGTGGTGACGGTGCTTGTTTTGGGAAGAGTAACCCCTCTAATGTCTTTTTTGGCGGTGGGGCTCCTCATGGGGGTCATCTATTTTCGAATGAGGGGGGGATTTCACGATGTCCCCCAAGTCCTGGGGGGAATGATCTTCGGAGTACTTCTTGGGATAGGAATAGTAAGTCTGAAACCCACGACCTCTTTGGGTGCCATCCTCATCACTTTGGTAGTCGCTTTTGGCATTTTGGCGCTAGATACCATGCATGTCTTTCGGTCTCTTTATCGGGCTGAAGAAAAAAAGTTTCCCGAATGGTTCGACCCGACTTTAACTCCGCTTTTGGATAAAAAAACCCGAAAAAGCCATCTTAGCTTATCGGCACGGAATTTTATAGTACGCACATCGGGATGGCCCTTTGATATGCTGGTTCCTAATAAGGTGAAAGCTGAACCTATCCGAGTTACCTGGAATAATATGGAAAATAATCTCCGTAACCGTCTCCCCTTGCACTTGACTCCTGATGTGGTTGTAGGAATAAAATCAGGGGGAGCGTTTATAGCCAAATTTATAGCAGACTGGTATGATGTTCCTTTCGCCTATATGAGAGTCTCTCGGTATTCGGGACACTCTCTCTGGATTCAATTACAAAATTTGAGGGGCCGCATTAATGTCAGTAGTATTTCCGAACCCGTTTTAGAAGACGCAGTCCGCGGAAAGAATGTGTTGCTGGTGGACGATTCGCTGTGCTCGGGGATGTCTTTAAAGATAGCCAAACAACACATTTTGAAGAAAGGGGCTCGATCGGTTACTACTTTAGTGTACTCAGTCGATTCGGCGGATGCTCATTTGTGCGACCATTTTATTGTCGACGTGTCCTACGTGGCTTGGCCGTGGGGGTTCGATGCATAAAGAGATATAATACCCGGGCCGGCGACCGAAAAGCGTTAGGAGAGGATGCGATCGGAACAAAAATTGTTAAAATAATTATATTAAACCGATTCAGTCAAGCGAAGTTTTAATTTAAAAAATATAAATTTTATATTTTTTAAATTGATAAATTTTATATTTTTTAAATTGATAAAATGTATTATAAACCAATGTACTTATTATTATGATGCCTATCGAATTTACCCCCCTCAAAACGCAAGGTGTTTACAGTAAAATTTTTATCAACGAAACGATTCAGATGTGCATAAAAATAAACACGGAGCCGCTCGTCCATATGGAAGAGGAGTCCGAGCATTTTATCGACAAAATAAGTATCCGCGAAGCCGCGGCGCTGAAAAAAATCGGATTCCACCCCAACATTATTACCCCCAAATTCATTTCGCAGCGCCTCCCCCCTGAACCTGAACCCCGCTCGGTGTTTTTACCAACCACCGACCAACCCCCTCTGCCGTCTCAATCGCGTTTAGCGATTGGCATGGACCGAGGGGCCGTCTCGCGCCGGAAAAAAGCCACCGACCCTATTCCATCCACCGCCCAAATCGCCACGTTCCTCTGCCACATTGCCAACGGTCTAGCATACGCGCACGCTGCCGACATCGCCCACCGCGATGTCAAGCCAGACAACATAGTCCAAACCCCGGAAGGCATCTACCAATTAATCGACTGGGGGCTGGCGGGCTTAGCGGCGAGCGAAAAACAATCCGAGTGCAAAAAATACGTCACGCGTTGGTACCGCCCCCCCGAGCTCTTAGACCGCGAATTAGGAAAAACCGACCACCGTGCTGCCGACATCTGGGCGCTGGCTATTACGACGTTAGAAATTTTTTTCAACTCAACCAAGTTGTTCGCGGCGACCATCCACACCCAACTCGCGACGGCGATCTATCTCAGCAAGCTCACCCCTTTCCAACTCCAATCTATCTTCTGTACCCCCGACCAGGGCTTAGCGGATTTGCTGAGCCAAATGATGACCCGGCACCCCTCTTCCCGGATCACCGCCCAACAAATCCTCGCCCACCCTTATCTCTCCCAGTATACGCCCCCTCCTCCTCCGCTCCCGCGTCGCTTCGCTCCCCCGGCTTCCCGGGAACAGATGCCTCCTGGCGTCCGCGAACGAATGTACGAATGGCTATGCGGAGTGTGGGCGTACTACCGATGCGATATCCGCGCCATCGCTTTGTTTACAGCGTACGAAATTTGCGACCGCTATTTCGACCACGTATTCGAGACGTTAACGCCCTTTCCCTCGTACCAAGTGATCGGGTGCGCGTCGCTATCGATCGCCGACTCCCTCTACGACACGTGGCCGCTTTCCCACGAAGACTTTGTCTCGGTTAGCGGAAATTTTTTCACGACCGACGAACTCGAACAGACGATCCTCTCTATATCCGAAGCGCTAGATTGGAATCTGTACACCCCTGGGGTGTACCTTCACTGGAAAACTTGCGTCCCAGATTCCAACGACATCGAGTCAATCGTGTCGTTGGCAGTCTTGATTGCCAACAAAGCGTGTTTCTCCCCCCCTCAAATTATCGAAAGATTCCTTCACCCCACCCCCATCCCCGGCCGGTTCGCCTTGTTCCCCACGCTACTCAAAGAAACCGACCCGTCTCCCACCCCTACCCCTTTAATTTTTTGAAACTAAGACTTAGTAAAGAAAGGGTGAGAGTTAAACGTGTCTCGACGATCGATAATCAACACGAAGTCACGGAGTGACTCCGACTAAAGTCGGTTCGTTAGTGACTGCGTCACGAGTGACATTGTATTCAAAATTTATTTAATTACATGAGGTATAATAAAAAATGTGGTCGCTCTTTGATTCCATCGAAGTGATCACGGTGACCGACTCAGCCCGGATCGGATATCCGGGCTGAAAGAGAATTTAGCGGCGGCGCAGTTCGATATGAAAGACGTCACGATCAACACGTTCGAAAGGGTCAAAAAAAAATCGTCCAACTATAGCATGTTCGTCGTCCCGTTTGTGACAAACGACAGCTGCTGCGACGAGGTGTGCAAAGACGCCGGGCGCCACCATATTGACATCATAAAAAAAACCTATGCCAAACCGGACCAAAACCGTATATTAATCTTCGAAGACGACGCGAGGTTTGACATGCTTTTTAATTCGAAAAAAATTAAAAAGATCCTGGGCTGGTTGGAGAAGAACGACCAGTGTAACATCCTCTACTTAGGGTCGCTGCCGTTTCTGTCATATCCCGTCAATAGTTATATTTTGAAAACTTACAAACCCTATTTGATCCATTGCTACTGTTTGAACCGGTCGGGGATGAAAAAAATCCTGGATACCGTTGATTGCGAAAAGGGTCCCGTGCTGGATGTCCAATTTGCCAATATTCCAAGCTTGGAAAAATATTCGGTTTACCCGAGTATTAACAACCAAGAAGCTCCGGGAGATTATGCTAAAAGTATGTTGTCTAAGTACGTCAAATTTAACAAAATCGTCTTTCTTACCGACAATTCGTTTTACATCTACATCGCTATTTTTTTCCTCATCATTCTCCTCATCTATATGTGTTATACCTAAAAAAGGTGCCCCTCTAGGCAATATTTTTCTAGCACGCCGATTAAGGACTGGGTGCTACCCTCGTCGGACTGGCCGATCAGTTCGACAATCTTGTCTTGGGACAAGTACTCGATAACTAAAGGCGGGGGGGCGAACGCCTGCCCTAAACGAGCAAGGGGTCTTGGTTGAAGTTGCAGCACCACCCCCGGTAGCATTGCCCCTCGGCGCTACATTCAGTCACAAAGGGGACGACAGTCCCGTCCAAAAGATCCAGGTGAGTCACCTTGCACGGCTTCCCGTCGTCTACCCCGTAATTGCATTCCGGCGACAAGCTACAATTCGTTAACTTGGCATTCTGCCTCGAATAGTCAATTTTATAATTATCTCGGCTCCCTCGGAAAAAACATGTAGTCACAGAAAGGAGAACCAGCGCAAGCAAAACAACGCCTAACGCAATATTACAGTATGTGTAGTTCATTAAAAATAACCGGTAAATAAATTCCTTAAAAAAAAAATAATTCTTTCGGCTTAAGATTTTCACGGAGGCTCTCCCCTCCTTTCTTTCTCGGTTTTTTCTCCAGTTAATATAATACTATTATTTTAAAATGAAGACAGAAACAAAATTGTTCCTTAGAATTGGAACCTTTCTTGTTGTCATAGGAGCCGTCGTTCTAATTCTTTGGGCAACCGGCGTGTTTAAAAAATCCCCAACGATGGCAGAAAATTTTTCTATAAAGACTACCCTTTCCAATATCTATATATTAGCCCCCAACAACAGCTGGACCTATTGGGACGAAGCAGGGAACAAAACCCGGGGACTGAACACTCAAATCCTTGTCAACGACATTTTCGCGACGCAAAATGACAAACCAACTGCCGAGTATGGACACAAGCGTATTTTGATTTTCTTGCTGCCCGGCGTCTACACGAACCTCCACATCCAGGTAGGTTACTATACCAGTGTAGCAGGGTTGGGCGAGACTGCCGCCGACACAATCGTCCAGGGCTCGATCGAAGTGCCCAACGACGACAACCCTTGTGTCGGGGCGTTAGAGAACAATTTCCGAAACATTTCAAATCTAACGATCCAAGTAGACAAAACCACTATCCCGGACGACCAACTCCCCGTGGTGAACGTCGTCCGCGACCTGCATACTAATTTTTTTCGGGTTTCCAAAGGCTCGCCTATTCGGAACATCACCGTTATTGGAACCGACGACGGCAGCCAAGGAAATTTCAGTGTCAGCCAATTTAGCGGGGGATGCAATGGGAATTTCCGGAGCGGCGGGTATTCATCGGGCGGGTTCATGGCAAATAGTCTAATAATGGATGGCCATATGCGGTATGCCACGCAACAGCAATTTTTTTCTCGTAACTGCGATTACGACATTTATTCTTCCGTTTCGGGCGGCGGGGGCGTCTGGAACATTTATTTGCTGGGGTGTCTCGGCGAGGCGGTAGAGACTCCGGTCGAGAAAACGATAGTGATTACGGAATTGAACAAGTGTCCTAAGAACGAACCAATTGGAGATGACTGGGTTCAAGACCCGCCGTTTATTACTGTAAAACCCACGACTCCTGGGTTAATGGCGGCAATCCCCCAAATCAGATATAATCAAAACACCGCGACGTTTTATATTCTCAAACCTCCTTTAGTTCGTAACTCGTCTGGGGTGCTAGACATTAAGGGAGAAAAACTGTCCAACGTTTTTATTGTGGTTTCTACTTCTTCGATTAAAACGATCAATAGAAAATTGGCGGCCGGACAACATTTGATTTTTTCCCCGGGAGTGTACCATTTTGCCGACCCGGTCCGGATTACTCGCTCCGGGACTGTGGTCATGACTTTAGGGTACGCGACCATTATCCCAACTGCCGGCAAACCGGCCATGATTATCGACAGCGCCGCCGAAGGCGTCAGGCTGAGCGGGTTCATTTTCCAAGCCGGGAAGAAAAAATCGGACATGCTCCTTTTGGTAGGCGACGCGCCCCGGACCGGCGGGGCGAAGTCCAACCCTAGTATTATCTACGATATGGTTTTCCGCGTAGGAGGCGGTCAGATTGAAGCCGGAGAGAACCCTGATGTCGTCACCCCTGATAAATTGGGGTCTTGCAAGACGATGGTGGTACTGAACCAAAACCACATCGTCATCGATAACATTTGGTGTTGGCGGGCCAGCCACGCGGCGGAGATACCGGCGGCCCATGGTGTTTTCTTTTCCGAAGTCGATCATGGTATCGTCGTGAAAGGGGACCGGGTTAGAATGTTCGGGGTGTGTGTTGAACATGCTCTTAAAGAACAGATCATTTGGGAAGGGAACTACGGCGAACTTTATTTCCAAACCCTCATCCTTCCCTACGACGTGTTTGGTGATTGGAAATTTCCGGGACTACGCGTGACCGGGAAACATTTCACAGGTTCGGGGCTGGGAGTGTACTCGTTATTTGAGACGACTTACAACGAAGATCGCACCCTCCCCGCCCCGAAAGTTCCGACGGCGATTCTTACCTATAATAAAGATGATAAAGAAGTGCTTGCTACTGCCGAAATTGAATCGGCTTTTACGGTCTTTTTGGCCTCCTTGCATGCGTCTGGGTCGATCGAAAGTGTTTTTAATGGCAAAGGGCCCGCAAGTAATATTTCCAATGCGTCTGATCCGCAGTGGTGCGGAACGCTTTGTCCCGATAATAAATGCAAATGTCGGTTTCCCTATTCAACTTGGTGTTGAACCGCCGAAACGCCGGAGTCTTCGGCGGAGAGCCGGAGCGAAGCGGCCGCCAGGGTCGGAGAGGCTGGAGTGGATTTACAGGTCGTCTTCTATTAAAAAGTGCGTTCAATTAGGGCGTATAAATCGAACGAAGCGGCATTGTCGATCGAGAGGATATTAATTTGGGATTTTAATTGGGGCGGTAAGGTTTTTAGAAACTTAGGGAGCTTTTGGTTAAATTTGTATGAGCTGTAGAGCAAACTGTCGTAATGAAACCCAACTTGAATTGTCTGGGGCGTTAAAGTCCATTCTAAATTATAAAATTCGTTATTATTTTCGTCGTCCATTGCTAATCGTGTTTTAAGGTGGTTAGTCCAATAGTCGATCTTTTCTTCTTCGTCATACGAATTTAACCAGTCTGAGATGATTATTTTACTATTCTGCCAATCCGATATAATAACGTTTTTATTACGCGCCCACAAGTCTTCCAACGTTAAGGTTTTTAAATTATCCGTCGGATTATAATGAAATATTTTATCGTCCAAAGAATCATGTATCAGGTTTTTACATAAGTCAATGTCGGTCCGTACGGTTATTAAGATAATTTCCTTCGGATTTTGTTTCAGAAATGTTTTGATGTCGTCTAGACTGGGTTTAAGTTCGGAGCCAAGAAATGTATGGAACCCGTAACAAATATCGTCCTTTGATGTTATTCTAAAATCGAAAGCGCGGATGCCGTTGTTTAGCTGCTCTAAAATAGTTGAATTTTGCGTTTGAGTCCACCGGTTGACTTTTTCATTGATTCCGGGGATAAAAGAGACTTTTTGAAACGTTTTGCCATCTGCTTCTATGTTAGCATATTTAGTTTTGAACTTGATAGGCTCGAAAATTAAACTGTCGTGGGAACCGGGAAAGACAATGTCTTTCAACTGGGTTTGAGACGATAACTTTGCCATCCATTTTTCATGGTGAAAGTTGTATCTCGGGTAGTCTAAGAATATATTTCCGTAGAGCATGTAGATGTAACAGAATACGATTACAAAGATGGATAATACTATTATGACTGCCAGTAACCATGGGCGACGAGAATACCAGGTCTCTTGAGACTCCATATATATATATCCCTGATATTTTACATTTTTTATTAAAAAAATGTAAAGATTTGTTACTTTAATCGAGGACGTTCCTCCACCATATTTTGAAGGCTCTTTGATAAAATCATCGATAACGAGAAGGGTATCCTTGCTTACGTGGGTAGGGGGGGTGTCAGCTTAAAAAAAGGAAGAATATTTTTCGGGCGGGGCGAGGAGCCCTCCCCCGTAACCAACAAAGAACCGACCCAGTATAAATAGGGTTAACCCGATTAAAATTGTTCCTACAATAGTTATTAACATTTTCCTTAATCGGGACAAGTCTTTTGTTTCTTTGCGGACATCTATATAGCCTCGCAATTCAATGGACATTCCAGCCACCAGCGCTATTAAAAAAGCGTTGAGAATAAACGCTTTGAATATCGTTGTGCTTCGGAAATCCACTAAAGGAGTGAAAGTCATTTTTACCATAAAGTTGGATAAAAAAATTAGAATATATACATATATGATCCGCAAATATGTATATCAAACGTGTTTAGGTAATTTTTTTGATCCTCTCACTTTCGGGTCTGCTGATCTAGGCCGTCTCTTCCGCCAGTACGATTTATTGTGTTTCCAAAACGATTTTGAGAGACGATCGAACCGGCAGATGAAGTTTTTGAGTTCCCCGCGAGAGGTAGGCGCCTTAGGAACCTTTCAAGTTGGTCGGTCCGATATAGTTATCGAGGTGGCTCCGCGGGTGATTTCGGCGGCGTTTCTTCGCAACCCGCTCAAATTCAAACTTCTTGGCGGAGAACCCTGCGAAACGGAAGCCTATGCTGTGCTGTTTGTTTTAGAACACATTTTAATCCATCTCCTCATCGAAGTGTTTGCCTCCCACGACAGTGGAGGCGAAATTTTGGACTTTGCTCGGCTAGCCACGTACCATTTTTTGCACCCGACCCCGGCCCCGAAGATCGCTGAGCAGTCGCCTTCGACTCCCGACTGCTCCTGGTACTCAAACCAATGCATCTTGGTTTCGATACTAACTCCGTTAACCCCGAAATCCCGAAATCCCGAAGGGGCCGCTCCGCTCCGGGGCCGCTTCGCTCCGGGGCCGCTCCGCTCCGGGGTGCCGACGAATTTTTATCAGTTGCAACAGAATAGCTGCTACCTCGATACAATCCTGATGATTATGCTCGGGGGGGGCTCTCCGGCGTGGCGGGAAACCATCTTTATGGAAGACGTGAACCATACCGACTATGGGCATTTTTTGTCGGCGTTTCCGACGGCTGCTAGTGTCGACCGGGTCCGGTCGGTGGCGTACCAGCTGCAAACGTCTCTTTTTGATGACTATTCGGTCATCTTCAGCAGACAGGGACTCCGGGGCGAAGCGAAGGACTCCGGGTTGTCCCGGTGCTTGGTCGGTGGTTCGGACATCGGGACGCTTACTTCTACATCCATCCGAGACTGTTTCGCTTCTATTTTGCCCGACATGAAACTCGGGGGGGCGTGGGCGCCCTTTTCTGCGTCTGAAATTTACGACCTTTTGGCTGATTTTTTCCCTGGGCTCAAAACCCAGTGCCCCGTTAGGATCGTCAAAGACGGGGATGCCAAGTCGTTTCAAACCCGACCGCGCAACCTGTTGCAGATGTGGGATTATATGGACCCGCTTACGGACACGGAAGGGAGCTACGAAGAAATTTTGTGGGACGAGATCGCGTCCCCGATGCTCGTGTTTCAGAATGGCAGTCACCCCCCGATCCGAGAGTTTGATAGCCTTCGCCCCGAAGTCGTGGTAACGGATAACACACGCAAGACCGTGAACAAACAGCGTGCCTTTGGGGAAACGATTATGCAGGGAAGGTATCGGCTGGGGGGGGTGGCGACGTTGGTCGGCGGCGGACACTATATCGGGTTCATTCGCTTGGCAGAGGCCTGGTACTATTACAACGACTCGGGTCCGGTGTTTC